TAATGGCGGCAACACCTGAAGCTAAAGTCAAGGCCAAGATCAAAAAAATCCTGAAAGACAACAACGTCTATTTCGCCATGCCAATCGGCACTGGCTACGGCAGTTCAGGAGTCCCCGACTTTCTTTGTTGTGTCAACGGACACTTCCTTGCGATTGAAGCCAAGGCAGGTAAAGGCACGACCACAGCATTGCAAGACAAAAACATTCGAGAGATAAAAGAATGCGGTGGCACAGCCGCTGTCATTGCCGAAGAGCAACTCGAATATCTCGAACAACTTATTCAACTGATGAAACAATGAAGGAGCTAACGATGAGCGAGTTCTGCGCGGGGGTAAAAATTTTGCTGGAGCGCATGAAGTCCAACCCCGAGGACTTTGAAATGGTTGAGTACCATATGGCTACCGACCAAGGTGTACAAGGGCGCTTCTACCAATTTGCGCAGTCAATGGACGATGTAATTTTGGGTAAGCAAAACAAAGACAGACCGTGGCGAGACTGGCAGTACTTCACCGAGGAGGAACGCCAAGCCTTGGTTGAGGGGTTCAAGGAAATGAAGCGAGCCAAGTTTGACAAGACGGTCATGGAGCGGGTGTTTGATGAGCAATACATTGAACGTCAACAGGAGCGAATACGGTTTGCTACCCAAAGCATAAACACAGCCAACTTACAAAACATGGCGGCAAAAGGCGCACAACAAACACCTCCGGGTACTTTCATAACTACAACCACCAACACAGGCAGTGGGCTTATGAGTGCTATTGGGCTTGGGGGCGTGTTCAAATGAACATCATCACGGTTGACTTTGAAACTGCCTACGGCGGCGACCTTGGGTTTGCCAAGCAGACCACTGAGGAATACATTCGGGACAAGCGCTTTGAAGTTGTCGGTGTTGCAGTACAGGTAAACGATGGCGAGCCGGAGTGGTTTAGCGGTACACACCAAAAGCTGTACAGCTTCCTGAACAAGTATGACTGGAAGAACTCCATTGCCTTAGCCCACAACGCAGTGTTTGATGGGGCGATTCTGAATTGGCAGTTTGGCATCACCCCCAAGGGTTGGCTTGATACGCTGAGCATGGCACGTGCGCTTCATGGTACAAACGTAGGCGGGAGTTTAGCGGTGCTGGCCGCTTACTACGGCCTTGGAGTCAAGGGCGAACAGGTCAAGCAGTACATCAATTACTTCCGCAAGGACTTCAGCAAAGAAGAGTTGGTTGACTACGGTGTCTACTGCAAGAACGATGTGGCACTGACGTGGGACTTGTATGGGTGCATGAGCCAAGGGTTCCCCGCATCCGAGTTGCGCCTGATTGACCTGACCGTGCGTATGTTCACCGAGCCAGTGTTGCAGTTGGACAAAGACTTGTTGCAAGACCACTTGATCTCAGAGCAAACACGTAAAGCCGAGTTGCTTGCCGCTTTTGACAAAGACATATTGATGAGCAACCCGCAGTTTGCCAACTTGCTTGTATCGTTTGGTGTTACGCCGCCAATGAAGAAAAGCCCCGCCACTGGCAAGCAAACCTTTGCGTTCTCTAAGACGGATGAAGAGTTCAAGGCCCTGTTGGAGCATGAGGATACTCGGGTACAAGCAGTAGTTGCGGCCCGGCTGGGAACGAAGTCAACCATTGAGGAGACGCGAACCGAGCGGTTCATTGGGATTGCCAAACGAGGGCCAATGCCAGTTCCCCTCCGATACTACGCCGCTCACACCGGACGGTGGGGTGGTGACGACAAGATCAACTTGCAGAACTTGCAACGCAAGTCACCGCTAAAGAACGCCATCCTTGCACCGTTTGGTTACGTGATGATTGACTCAGACTCATCACAGATTGAAGCACGTACGCTGGCATGGTTAGCGGGACAGGACGATTTGGTTGAAGCATTTGAAAGGGGCGAGGATGTATACAGAATCATGGCATCTGCTATCTATGGCAAGGCTGTCGAAAAGATTACCAAAGACGAGAGGTTTGTCGGTAAAACGACGATTCTTGGCGCAGGCTACGGCATGGGCGCGGCAAAGTTTAAGGCGCAACTTAAAAATTTTGGTGTTGAAGTTACGCTTGAAGAAGCACAGCGAATTATCGATACGTACCGAGCTACTTATCCGAAAATTACTGCACTGTGGAAGTCTGCGGCGAATGTCCTCCCTGCGATTATCGGCGAGCAAACGACGGCGTTTGGGCGTGGCGACATACTTAAGGTAGATGGGTCACAGGGCATCCTACTACCCAACGGACTGCGCTTGAAGTACCCCAACTTGCGTTGGGTGGAGATGGAAGAAAACGGCAAACCCCAGTTTGTGTATGACACCAAGAAGGGCAAGGCAGTTATCCCCAACCGAATCTATGGCGGCAAGATAATTGAGAACGTATGCCAAGCACTTGCACGTATCGTGATAGGTGAGCAAATGTTGATGGTGGCCAAGAAGTATCGCGTGGTCATGACAGTGCATGACGCCGTGGCTTGTATTGCACCCGAGGCCGAGGCTGAAACAGGTAAGGAGTACGTTGAGTTGTGTATGCGCCTACGTCCGTCGTGGGCACCCGAGTTACCGTTGAACTGCGAAGCAGGGTATGGGAGAAGTTATGGGGATTGTTAATAAGCCATTGATCGACAAGTTTTTTGATCGTGTCACGTCCAATGAGTATGGGTTGCCGGTAGAGTTTAGACACAACGTACCGAAGAAGGATGTGCAAACATTTATTTTGTCGCCCGAAGTTGCGTTGAGCGCCGAAATGCTTGTGCGTTCTAAGTCTTTCAAGATGCCGACTCTTACTGAATTGCACATGCCATACCCGCACACGGTGATCGAGTACCCGCTAACAGAGGACATTCGCAAGCTACGCCACAACGGACTTATCAACGGCATCGTTGAGATAATACGCATCGGCGCGTACATCCATGAGATCAACGAGGGTGTATTTACTTGTTTGCCGTATTGGGAGTTCATTGACGGCAGAATCCAACATAGCTTTTTTACGTTTTTGTTTGGTATGAATGCCCTCGGCGCACTTAAAGTGTCTCTTAGCTCTAGGGTCAATGGGGACGATGCTGTTGATTGCAACATCATACCGTGCGTATCGTTCATTGTGGCCGCAGAAAAAGCGGGGGTTCCACCTGAGCGTTTTAAACAGCTATTTGAAGCACCTGAAACACAACAACACATCAGAGAAGCCGCCACAGAAATTCCATGCCTTATGTTTGCCTCTTATCTTTTGCTTAGCTGTAAGAGCGGGGTAGGGCGGACTAAGGTTCCCGCACGGATACCCCCCAAGGGTACAAAACTCGGCGGTAAAAAACAGAAGGCATACTCTGCTAGTGCGTACACATTGTTGCATTTGGAAGAGATTGAGAACGCCACCACCGAAGGTGTTGTCAGTCGCCGTTCAGATATTTCAGCCCATTACGTGCGAGGCCACTTCAAACAACGCAAGAGCGGTATCTATTGGTGGAATTCATTTGTGCGCGGCAACGGGGAACCCCGTAAACGCGAAGCTTACTTAGTAGAGGAAACAGCATGAATATCGTATGGTCGTTCAGTAGCCTGAAAACATTTCAGCAGTGCCCCAAGAAGTACTATCACACCAAGATAGCCAAGGACGTTGTTGAACCTGACACAACGGCAACGCTGTACGGCAAGACGGCACACACTGTGGCCGAGGAATACATTCGGGATGACAAACCAATCCCGCCAGCGTTTGATTACATGCAAGACACGTTAGATGTACTGAAGCAGATTGATGGAGAGAAGCTATGCGAAGTGAAGTTGGGCTTGACGAAGAATTTGGAATCCTGCGATTTTCACGCGACGAATGTATGGTGGCATGGTATAGCCGATTTGGTAGTCATCAACGAGGCGAAACAGTTGGCGCACTCAGTGGACTACAAGACGAGCAAGAGTGCGCGGTATGCGGATACCAAGCAACTCGATCTTGTGGCTGCTGGCCTTTTTGCCAAGTTCCCAAAGATCATGAAAGTGAAATCAGCCTTGATATTTACTGTAAGTAAGGAGTTCGTACAAGCTACGCACTACCGAGAAATGATGCCGAAATATTTGGAGCAGCCAGCAAAAGATGTTGCACGAATTGAGGCGGCATTGGAAAATGGGGTGTGGAATCCAATCAGTGGGCCACTGTGCAAGTTCTGCTCAATTAAAGAATGTGAATACAACAGGAGTTAAAGATGCCCTACGTAAACAAACCAAGACCATACAAAAAAGAATACAAGCAACAAGTTGACCGAGGCGAACATGAAGACAGGATGGATAGACAACGTGCAAGAAACGAGATGGACAAAAAGGGCATTGACCGTACTGGAAAGGACATCGACCACGTGGTTCCATTGTCCAAAGGGGGAACAAATGCTAAAGGAAATCTTAAACTCAAAACGCCGAGCGCCAATCGTTCGTTCACTCGCAACTCAGACCATACGGTCAAAACCAACAAGCCAAAAAAATGAACATATCAGCGTATGAGTGGCCTCGTCCACCGGGGTTCACTCCATTCGAGCATCAGAAGACAACATCAGAGTTTCTCGTCAACAACCCCAAGTCGTTTTGTTTCAACGAGCAAGGTACAGGCAAGACAGCGTCAGTGATTTGGGCAGTAGATTATTTGATGAAGTTAGGTGTAATAAAACGTGTGTTAGTGATTTGCCCACTGTCGATCATGAAGTCGGCATGGCAACAAGATTTGTTCAAGTTCGCAATACATCGTACGGTCTCTGTGGCGCACGGCTCTGCCAAGAAGCGCAAGGAAATCATCAATGCGGGGTCAGAGTTTGTCGTTATCAATTTTGATGGTGTTGGAATCGTTAAGAGTGAACTGCTCAAGGGTAAGTTCGATTTGATTGTGGTTGATGAAGCGTCAGCGTATAAGAATGCTCAGACAGATCGTTGGAAAGACCTGCGCGACCTAACAAAAGTTATCAAAGGTCTGTGGATGTTGACCGGAACGCCAGCCGCACAGTCGCCTGTGGATGCTTACGGATTAGCAAAGCTGATTAACCCGCACGGCATCCCCATGTTCTTTGGTCAGTTCAGAGATCAGGTGATGTACAAGATCAGTGAGTTCAGATGGATACCCCGCCCCGAGGCCAAGCACATTGTTCATAAGGCACTCCAACCCGCCATTCGGTTTGAGAAGCGTCAGTGCATTGACTTGCCTCCGATGACATACGTTGATCGTGATGCACCGATGACGACACAGCAGATAGGCTTCTACAAGTTGTTGAAGTCACAGATGTTGATCGAAGCAGACGGCGAAGAAATCTCTGCGGTGAACGCCGCCGTGAAGGTCAGCAAGCTGTTGCAAATTGCATGTGGCTCAATCTACACCGACACTGGTGAAGTGATTGACTTTGATGTGTCCAACCGCATGAGTGTGGTACGTGAAGTGGTTGATGAGAGCAGTAACAAGGTGCTGATATTTGTACCCTTTACACATACCATCGCACTGCTTAAAGACTACCTGACCAAGCACAAAATAACGTGCGAAGTCATCAACGGCGAAGTGAGTGTTAACAGACGTTCAGATATTGTTCAGCGTTTTCAAGCTAACCCTGAACCCAAAGTTCTCATCATCCAACCACAAGCGGCCTCCCACGGATTAACCCTAACTGCCGCCGACACCATCATCTGGTACGCTCCCTGTACCAGCGTAGAAACATACCTCCAAGCCAACGCACGAATTGACCGCCCCGGTCAGGTCAACCCAATGACAGTCGTGCATATAAATGGCAGTCCAATAGAGACAAGGATGTACGGCCTCTTGCGAGGCAACGTGAGTAATCACAACCAAATCATTGACCTGTACCGACAAGAAATAATTTCTGAAGGTACTTGACAATGTCAAGTTCTGTGATAGACTGAACCCCCAAACAAATGGAGCTAACTATGGACGCATTAGAAGTTCAGGACGGAGAACCCACTCCATCCTTACCCCTCGACAAACTTGCCGCTATCTACATCAAGATACGCGATGCCAAGGACACACTCACAGCAGACTACAAGAAACAATACGCCGCTCTAGAAGAACAGATGGGCGTACTTGAAACTGAGATGCTTGAGACATGCAAAACAATGAATGCCGACAGCATTCGCACAAAAGCTGGCACGATCATCCGTTCAATAAAGTCACGGTATTGGACGAACGATTGGGATTCTATGTATCGTTTCATCAAAGACAACGATGCGTATGGCCTGCTGGAAAAGAGACTTCATCAGACACACATGAAAGAGTTTCTTTCCGAGAATCCCGACCTGCTTCCTATGGGCTTGAACGTAGAAAGCGAATACACCGTGGTTGTTAGACGTTCTAAGGAAAACTGAAAAATGAGCAACATTACTTTGTTAAACCAAGACCTCCCCGACTTCCTGCAAACCGCTGGTGTCAGTGAGCTTACAAAAAACCTTGCTGGTCGCACTGGCGTTAAACGTATCGTCCCAAAGAACGGAATCTTCCGTAAAGTGGTTGGCGGTGAAGAGATGGGTAAAGTCAAGGGTGACTTGGAAGTTGTTGTTGTCAACGCTTCTCCCAAAGTTGGCCGTATCTTTTACGCTAAGCAGTGGACTCCTGAAGCTGAGCCAAGTGCGCCCGATTGTTTCTCTAATGATGGCAATGTGCCTGATGTTGGTTCAACTAACAAACAGTCTGATCGTTGTGATTCATGTGAGCAAAACATTAAAGGTTCAGGCATGGGTAACTCCAAGGCTTGCCGCTACTCTCGTCGCATCGCTGTGACTTTGGTAGAAGACTTTGGTACTTCGCTTGAAGGTTCTGTGTATCAAATGAACTTGGCATCCAAGTCTTTGTTTGGCGACAGTGTCGGTGACAACACTCATCCGTTTGAGAGCTACACCAAGTACTTGGCCAACAACGGCAAGAGCTTGGACTACGTCGTTACACAGTTGAGCTTCAACGAAGACAACGACAACCAGTCCATCTTGTTCACACCTGTGCGCTTCATCAACAAAGAGCAGTACGCAGTTACAAGCAAGGTTGCCGCATTGCCTGAGACACAGAAGATGGTCACCATGACACCGTACCAAGCCGATGCGTCAGGCCGTGCGCCCAAGTTGGAAGCACCTAAACCTGCGGCGTCAGCCCCTGAAGCTGAGGAAGCTGAGGAAGCCGAAGAAGCGCCAAAGAAGCGTGAGTCCAAGAAAGCCGCTGAAGTTACACCGACTGCCAAGAAGAGCCTCGCCTCTGTCGCGGCGGCTTGGTCAACAGACGAGGAATGACGCATGTCCTATGGTTACAGCCAAAAGTTAGTTGACGCCAACGCAAAGGCCGACGCTGAATCTTTGGGCGTAGCCTTGGGCCGCTTCTGTATAGACAGGGAGATTACAGCTACATCAGTAGCGAAAGAACTTGGTGTGAGCCGCATGACGGTTTACAACTGGTTCTGGGGTGAGTTCGCCCCGTCTCCCGCCTACTCTGAACAGATAGAGCGTTTCATGGCACGGCACAAAAAGCGCAAATAACGATGTCCACATTTGATCTGCTTGACACCGTACTCCCAACGGAGGGACGGTACTGCGTGATTGGTATAGGGCGGTTTCCCGATCAGAGATTTGCAGATACCAGAGAAGAAGCTGAAGAAATAATCCAAGAGTTTGTTCGTGACAAGGTCGATGCCTATTTTGGTTGCGCTAAGTTTGGTGAGGCAGACGACCGCACACACGACAACGCCAAGTACTTCCGCTCAGTGTGGATAGACATTGATTGCGGCCCGACCAAGGGCGTACCAAACGCTAAAGGGATTATTGAAGGCTACCTTGACCAGTACATAGGACTGGCCGAGTTCAAAAAGTTTTGCAAAGCAGTCGGCTTACCCCAACCAATCTTGGTGAATTCCGGTAACGGCATTCATGCCTACTGGCTACTTGAAGAAACGCTATCCCGCAAAGAATGGGAACCGTTGGCCAAGCGGCTTAAACAACTGTGCAAAGAGCACGGCCTGATTGTTGATGAGAGAGTGTTTGAAGCGTCGCGTGTCCTGCGCCCGATGAACTCGTTTAATTTCAAAGACCCCAGTAATCCAAAACCTGTGGAGATTTGGAACGAGAACTCAGCAAGGATACCTGCCGAGGAGATGCGCAAGTTGTTGGGCGCACCTGAGCCTAAACCGGAAGAAGAAAAGCCCGACTTCGTGCCTTCGTCGATGAGTCCGATGATGGAAGCACTGATGGCCAACAAGGTCAAGAAGTTCAAGAACATCATGCTCAAGGCCGAGAACGGCTGTGCGCAACTCAACTACTGCTTCACAAACCAAGCCGAGATTGACGAGCCACTGTGGATGTCAGCGCTGTCGATTCCAGCTTTTTGCGTAGACGGGGACAAAGCGGCACACAAGATGTCCGACCAACACCCCGAGTATGACCCCGCCGAGGTGGACAACAAACTCAGGAACATACGCAAGCGCGGTGGCCCACACCACTGCACAACATTTGAAGAGCGCAACCCCGGTGGGTGCGATGGGTGTGTACACAAAGGCAAGATCACTTCACCTATCGTGTTAGGAATAGAAATAGAAGCGGCGGAAGAAGCCGACAACGAAGTCGTGGTTGAAACCGACAAAGGAGAGACCAAATACCAAATACCTGAATATCCGTTTCCGTTTTTCAGGGGTAAGAAGGGCGGTGTGTATGTGCGCCCCGCCGAGGACGAGGAATCTGAACCAAAGCTGATCTACGAACATGACCTGTACGTGGTCAAGCGGATGAAGGACAAGGAGCTTGGGGAGATAGCTTTGTTCAGGCATCACCTGCCGCATGACGGTGTGAAGGAGTTTTCAATCACAACTGCGGCGATCTCATCGAAGGACGAGCTACGCAAGCAACTTGCGCAACAGGGTGTGATGGCACACCACAAGCAGTACGACAACCTTGCAACGTATGTCGTTACATCAGTAAAAAATTTGCAGTACACAAAGAAGGCAGAAACAATGAGAACACAATTTGGATGGGTCGAGAACGACAGCAAGTTCATCATGGGCGACAAGGAGATTACCAAGGACGGCACGTTCTACAGCCCACCGTCATCAACAACTGAATTCTTTGCCGAGAAGGTTCACACCAAAGGCGACATGGAGAAATGGAAAGAGGTGTTCAACCTGTACGCGATGAAGGGCATGGAGCCACATGCGTTTGGGGCACTGACAGCGTTTGGTTCGCCACTGATGAAGTTCACCGGACTCAAGGGCGCAATCATCAACGTGATCTACGAATTTGCCGGATCAGGAAAATCAACCATCCTACGCATGTGCAACAGCGTGTACGGAATGCCGTACGAACTCATGTCGATTGAGAAGGACACGCTCAACGCCAAGATGCAACAACTGGGTGTGATGAACAACCTGCCCAACACAATCGACGAGATCACCAACATGCTGCCCAAGGACTTCTCAGACTTGGCATACGGCATCAGTCATGGCCGAGGCAAGAACAGGTCAATGTCACAGGTCAACGCCCTGCGGGTCAACAACACATCATGGCAGAACATGACCTTGTGCTCGGCCAACGCCAGCTTTTACGAGAAATTGACTGCATTGAAGAACAGCCCGGACGGTGAATCAGTGCGGTTACTTGAGTACAAGATAGAGCCGAACGACTTGATTGGCGTGGCCAAGGGCAAGGAGATGTTTGACCACCAACTGAACAACAACTACGGCCATGCTGGGGAAATCTACCTTACGTGGCTGGTGAACAACCTAGAAGAAGCCGTTGATCTGGTCAAGAAGGTTCAGGCCCGACTGGATAGGGAAGTCCAGTTTACCGCACGGGAACGCTTTTGGTCGGCCACAGCCGCTTGTAACATTGCCGGTGGTTTGATTGCTCGTCACCTTGGCCTGCACGACTTTGATATGGGCGCGGTCTACGATTGGCTCAAAGCAATGCTGGGTGAGATGCGCCACGATGTGAAGCCCCCGCAGTCAACTCCGATTCTCACGCTTGGTGAGTTCTTGACCAGCCATGCAAACCATACTTTGGTGGTCAATGGGGAGGTGGATGCTCGAAGTACTTTGTCGGCACTACCAATTCAGGAACCGAAGTTTGAGTTGCTGGTACGCTACGAGCCAGATACACAACACGTTTACGTTGCAGCCAAACAGTTCAAAGAGTTTTGCGTCAAGCAGCAGGTCAATTACAAAAGTTTGCTCAAACAGTTGGGCGACCTTGAGGTATATACGGAGCCTTGTAACAAGCGTATGTCCAAGGGTATGAAGATCGTGTCCCCGCCGATACGTACCTTGAAGTTTGACGCATCGAAGTCTGAGTTCCTACGCATTGACGTGATATTGGGCATTGATGAAAATCGAGACAATCTCTTATCAGCTTGATTGGAGCAAGTTTCGAGTCGGCCAGTCTGTATTTGTACCCTGTATTGACCACGCCGAGGCGCGAAGAACGCTGGCCGCTGTAACAAAAAGGTTGAAAATATCTATTGTTACAAAAGTAGTGATCGTGGATGGGGTGAAAGGACTGCGGATTTGGCGCACCTGAGTTAAACTCACGTCTGAAAGTTAGCTCCTTTCGTTGCCTCTCCTTTTACCCCCGCCTGAGTGCGGGGGTTTTTTATTTTCGGCCAGCTTTCTCTGCTTCTTTAGCGGCTTGACGGGAAGGTTTGAGGGCTTTGGTAAACAGTCCCGCGTCCTTATCGGTAAGAGTAACGCCGCGCCATGATTCCGCACGTGACTCGGCGCGTTGTTCAATTGAATCCAAGATGTTTTCATCCGTAATTTCAAACGTGGGGAAACGCTTGTTGAACTTAACTACGTCTTTGTTGATAAGTTTATTGAATTCCTTAAAATTTTTATTACGGAATTGTTTTTCAATTTCATCGGTTAACGTATCGCGCTCATTGACAATCCTTTGTTTCAAACCAATTACTTTGAAATTCACATACTGTGTGTTGGCCAGCAGATCAGAACGGAAACCGACAGCCTGCCCAATTAACTCACCTGTGCTGAACGCATCTTTAGACAAGATTTTTACGCCCTTGTTGTCTTTTGCGCCTTCAGTGAATAAATCGTAAGCAGTCATAAAGTTGCGGAACCCAGCAGGAAAAGTTTTTTGCACACCTTTGTTGATGTCGCCATGATAAAACGCTTCGATACCCTCAGCCAAAGACAGAAGCATGTTTATACCGGGGCCAGCTTTTTCTATGGCAAGATTTATAATCTCGTCTTTAATCCCTTTTGTTTCTTTGCTTTCACGTATCCACAGATTGTTAAGGCCGGTGCGACCTGAAATATCAAGACCAGTCAAAGCGTTTGCAACTCCACGTTCTACAACTTCCGACAATTTTTTACCGCCGATTTTTACGCCGCCAAGTTGTTCCTCAAGCCAAATAGTACGGAACCACAACTGAAAGTTCATAGACTTCATGTCTTCTGGCCAGTCGTCATCCTTCATTTCTTCCCAAGCCCAACCAAGCAAGCCCATGACTACGCTGAACATGGGAAGGCCAACAGCGCCAGCAAGAATAAATGAAGTACCCATAGTGCCAAAGAATTTTTTAGCGGCTTCAGCACGGGTGCGCCCGTCCATTGGGACAGCCATCTCTTTGAAGTTCTTTAGCAGGAACAAAGTCACGTGCAGCGGATACATCATGAATTGAGTCAATACCTTGCCCGGCAAACTGCGCATGAATCCGGGTCGGTTGTAGTCACCATAGTTGCCAAGGGCTTCATTGGTGTCGTATGTTGCCTGCTCAATAGACTGTTCAAAGGTTTTGCCCGCTTGACGGTTCAACCTGAAAGAAGACATGAACATCATTTCACGAGAGAGGCGCTCAGTTGAGTGCATCAAGCCGCCAAGTACAAGCATGTCCACGGTGGACTTACCAAAGCTCGCAATTGGGGACGACAAGTTTTCGGTGGGGGTCTTTTTGTAATCAAAGACTGCGTTAGCATACGTAGACGTCGTTACATCGCGGGCCAACATTTCACGAACCGCTTTGCGTTCTTCTGGGGTCAATGCTTTTGAATGTTCAACAGAAGGCGCAACCCAAGACTTAGTGCCATCTTTGTTGTCTTTGTATGCGCCAAACTGTTGCCACACCTTCATCATGCGGCCCATTTCGCGGGTAGCGTTGACTGTTCCGTATCTAGACAACACCGGCATACCGGTTTGGAAAATACTCAAAGGTTGCAACAGTGCGGAACTTGCGCCGCTCAAATAGAAAATGTACGACGCTTTGTTGAGTAAACCAACAAACTTAGCTGCTGGGCCTTCTACAAAAGCACCCAAAGATTCACGAACGCGATTGCCCATTTCAGTGACAAACGGCTCATATGTTGGGCGGTTTAAAATTGAATCTTTTGCTGCCGACACAGAATTACGTAGCAACGGGGCGTACTTGATACGAGCAAGCTGCGTTGCCATCTTTGCAGTGGTGTGCGCCACATTGCGTAATAAGTCTGGACGGAAACCAGTTATCCCTTTGCGGTGAATAAACTGCTTACGGAAACTTTGATCCGGCATTGATTGCAAGTACACCTGATACACAGCGTCTTTGAGAGTTTCTTTTGCTTCAGTATCGCCAAGGTCTGCGCCATCAATAGTGTTAAAAATTTCTATTAGCAAAGCGCTACTATCCGCAGTGCGGTTGCGTAAATCTCTAATGCTGTTGCCGTGTACAAATTCTTGGTCGGTCAAGAGTTCCAACAAATTGTCGGCGCGGCGTTTTTCAAAGGCCGAGTTAGACTCGCCCGGTTTTTGTTTGACACGCTCATCAGCAAACTTTTGCATGGCGTTATCGCGTTCTTCAGCGGTTTCAAACATGAAGAACTTACGGGTCTTGCCTTTACCAATTGCCAAGTAAAAGTCTCCCACACGCACCAATGGGAAGTACGGCGTGATCTTGCTACCGGTTTCGTAGATTGACCTGATCTTCTTCATCAGGTTTGCTTTTTCTGCAATCGGCAACTTGGAGTCAGTGATCTGGTCGTCGAGTAACTGAGTAAAGTACTGAGACAGACGTTCAAAATGTTGTTTGATCTGCTTATACACACGCTGACCATTTGCGCCAAGTTCTTTGTATTGCTTGTCCAACTCGGCATTGCGTACTTTGGCCAACGGGTCTGACGGGTCTACTTCTGCAAGAGTAGACATAATCGTAATTTTGTCTAGCTTAGCCCGCAATGTGTGGTCGGCACGGAACGCACGTTCAATATCTTTGGTCAATTCTCCCGCCGATTTCAACAACTGAAGTGTCATGCCGTTCATCAAGCGCAGTAAACGCGATGTATTTTTTAACTCCGGCACTGTGTCTCCAGCCCAATCAGTTAAAAATTCAGTGGTAGGTAGTTTGACCAAAGCGTTGCGCTGCATGAGCGTTGCGCGTTTCCAAAGAGCTTTGAGTGCGGGTATAACTTCAGTTGGGTTCTGCAACATTTGAAGCACTGTCACTGCTTGAGAGAAATCGTAGCCTTTCTTAGACTCTGAGTATTGTTCGGCGGCAACCTTGACCGCCCTATCAACTTCTTTTTGCGTCCTTACTGCATCTCCGACTTCCTCAGCTTCGTTATTAAGTCCTTCACCGATGCTGACTTTTCCAGCACCCCCAGTGCCCTGCCCAGTGCTTGCGGATAAGCTTGGTCGCCATTCGTCTCCTGCTCCGCCAGTGCTTTCCATTGGCTTAGAAGAACCTTCATTCTCGATTTGCTGGTACCCGCCAGCGTCTTTGAAGCGGTTTCCACGAGGCTTGAGATTTCCATCACGGAACTCCTTGTTCAAAAAGTTAAAAATATCTTGGTTAGTTTTGATATGGCTGGTTAAATTTTTCTCCAGCGAAGCCAAATTTAAATTTGGAGAAACCTTCAACAATATCATTACCCGTTGCATTTCACTTGCAAAATCAGCACCGTGGCTCCGCACTCTAAAGTGCGCCAACTCATGGATCATCGTACCAATCATAGACAGCGCAATTTCCTCCGGACTACCACGCAGGTCGGTTGTTGCAGGATTGATAAACATACCACGGAACGGCAATATGATACTGACACCGTAATATTCATTATCAATACTTGTGCCAAGTGCCTGCTCAGCAAGAGAACCGTACTCAGCCCCAGAAGCAACCAAGGCATTACGAAGCGTTTGGAAAGTTTTTCCAATTGTTGCCAAGTACCTATCGTAGCGTTTGCCACCAAATTGCGCACGTGCTTTGTCTGAAAGAGACTCGCCCCCACTCTTTAATGACTCAGGTAACCACCCAAGGTTTTCTAATTGGTTCAAAATGGACTTAGCGTCACCCGTTAGTGTTCTTTCTACAGAAGTTCTATATCCGTCTTTATCGAGACTAAAAACATCAAGCCCAATTATTTTGTTGTTTGAATCAAATTTGAGTAGAAACTCTTCCCCTGCTTCTGGGCTAAGTGTAAAGTCAAGTAACGTATCTATAGGGTCTGAACTAGCTCTTATATACGTGGTGTTATCATGAATCATGACCTTTTGCGGGTCAATTTGATTTTGCGGTATGGTCAGTTCATCAAGACGTGGCGCAGTATTTTTTAAATCGTCAAGAGACAACTCAGGAAGCTGACGGTTATTGACATACAACACGCCGTCTCTAACTTCAACTTCATCGCCGGGTTTGATAAGCGTAAAGGCGTTGTCTGTCATTGGGGCGTTAGGCTCCAATGTTTCTGCGGTAGTCAACGAACCATCGCTGTTTACGTACTGAATAGTGCCAAAGTTTTTTACACTCGCGGCCAAATCAAGTTGGCCATATATAGCAGTAATGTAGTTAAAGATTTTTTGGAAATCTTGGCCTGCTTGCTGAGAAAAGTTTTGTCGGTTTAAATCAAATGGATACGCAGCATCTTCAGGTTTTACGTTAGGCGCAGGAGATACGTCAACATAAAAAACTCGTTCAATTTGTTTGCCATCATAACCGGGTCTATCTTTGATGTTGGTATCAAATTGCCACAAGCCGTTTGACAATATGTGCGTATTGCCTTTGTATGGGGGCCTTGCCTTTTCTTTTGTTACGTAAACACGTGCAGTGCCCCAAGCAAAATTTACATTTGCAAAAGGAGTGTAGTCTTGGATTGGAAAATTGTTTCCAAGGTTTAAAGTTTTTTCACGCCCATTTCTTGTTACCGTTACATCTATGTCATCGAATAAAGGACTGAACTCTAAGACTGGAGCATCTTCTAAATCGTACACATCAAATTTAATTTTCTTTTCTTCGCCAGTAGATGTGTCCGTATATGTTTCTGGTACTTGGATAACCACAGCCGTACCGTGACCGTCGGGAAACAAGGATTTATATTGCTCGATAGTGTCGGGATTGGATGAAGTGGTAATCTGTGGAGCAGGCCCAGAACCATCAAACGCTTCTTTTAAATCATCCCCAGTTGTTACCATACGTGACAACACACCATCGCGCAAAGACACAATTTCTAGTTTTTTGTTTTCAAACAAGAACAGCATCTTGGCAACACCAAGACCGCCTGATGCACGCTTAGTACCTTTGACAGTACCCGCAATCTGCAAAAACTGATTACCCATCACGCTGGTCGGCATACCGGGGCCGTTATCAACTACGCTTATGGTGCGGTTGCTGTCGTCTAACTTTATGTCAACCTTACCTTTTGTAATTTGCCCTTTTTCCATTCCCTCTTTGATTGCGTCAAAACCATTTTGAAACAACTCTTTGATGGATACCGCGCCAATATTTTCAGGTGAGCCATACAGTTTAGTGCCAAGCATTTTGCTTAGTCGTTTCTGATTGACACTTGGCATGGCCGATATAGTTTCCCCCTGCACATCAGGGGTTGTATCTTTGCTTGTACGGCTGACCTGCTCGCCCTTACCTTTGAGCTTTGGTGGGCGGCTCTTCAAAATGTTTTCAGTAGCGACAATCAAGTCGGTCAAGGCGTTGGTATCGTTCTCACCCATACCAAACAAGTCACGTATCGCCCGCACAAAACGGCTCAAATACGATACGTCTTCCTCAAACCCTTCGGCGTGCATAAGGAAGTCTTGCATGGTCTCGTCTGTCAAACCATAAGCAACAAACTCGCGTGGGTCAGAGAAAATATCGCCGTCATACTTGAGCTTGACCATGTGCATTGGCAGCTTGTTTTGCTTGGCCAAATCTTCGTATGCACGCCCAGCACTGTTCATTGTGCGAATAAGGTCTTGGAATGCTTTTACAACCGGCTGGTTAAGGTAGATACCTTTGTCAATAAAAGCTTTGGCCAAAGCAATCTTGCGGTTTGTCGCTGCGTGCAGCAACTCGTGCAGGACGGTGGTGTTATTTATGCCTTGGTCATTGCCAAAGGACGCACCGCGCACGTATATGACTTGATCGCCTGTCTTGTAGTTTTCAACGTAGAGCGCAATTGAGCGATCCCATGCAGCGGCGTTCTTAGGAGTTTTTAATTGGTCAGGTACTTCTTGGCCTTCTTCAAGCACCACAAACCGAACCTTGGTTACAAATCCACGAAGACGTTTGGCCAACCGTTGTTGAAACTTTGTACCTGTCTTGGCAATATGGGATATTGCTTGCACACCTGTGGTGAACTTGTCGTACTTGGTATCTGCGGGTTCTTTGGTAGTAGTTGACGCAGATGGGCCAGACAGTTTGGCTTTGTTAACCGCATCAATACCAGCTTGTATCTCGGCTTTTTCTTTTGCAGAAATATCAGGGCGTGACAAAGCGGCGTTGATACGCTCGCCGGGTTTAGTTCCGCGCAAGGCTGGGTTGCCCTTGAGTATGAGCAGTTCTTTAATTGCCTCGCGGCGCTTAGCCCTTGTTGCTTTGACGGCTTCTTCGTATTCGTTCTCTGACTCAAACTCGTCTTCAGTTATTGGTTTGGCCAAAGCATCGAGCGTGCTGTTGATACGGGTAAGCGCACGTTCAGCACGAGCTTTTTCTGCTTGAACCGGCGCACTCTCAGCAAGTTTTTGTTTTTTCTGTTCTTCAGTAAGTCTTACTGGCGCACCACGGGGTTTGGGGGCAAGTTGTTTGACAGCGGCTTCTAGTTTTGTCCTTGCGTCGGCAAGAGCAGCTTGAGTTTGTTCGCTTTTTGCATAATAGTTTTGTCGTGCAGCGTTTGCGTAGTCCACCAAAGGTTGGCGAATAGGCTCGGGTACATGCGCAGGGAGTTCTGATGCGCTCTGGAATACGCCCTGCCGAGTATCACCTTGTCTTATAACGCCAGATTCTTTACCCGTTGGGTCTTTGACAAACGTATCACCGTCGCTTGCAAACAAAACCTTAGCGCCATTGCCTAGCTCAAGCGTTTCCCTTGCACCGTCTTGTTTGTTTTCCTGCTCATTTGCGCTACGAAACCCTATTGCACTCGGTTTCGTCCCTTCTCGTTTAATAGTTCCTGCAACATCTTGTCCAGCAGAAACCACTCTACTTCGCTTAGCGCCTTTAGCTCCTCCGGGGGGTACGACTGCACCGGGCTGTCCAACCACTGGAACGCCTGTTCGACTTGTTGTGGGGTCAATTTGTCCAACATTTGTTTCTCCTTGTGCTTCTCTTGCAGCAAGCGCATCGGCCTCATCCTGTTCTTGTATTTCTGTTGCGGCTATTTGTACAGCTTCGGTTGGGTTAAAAGTCACACCCTCAGACAACAGTTCTTGTGCACGAGCTTTTACGCGATCTTCTTGTGGTTTAGTAACCAACTCAGCAGCAGCTTCTTTTTCTTTTATCTCTTGCCCAATTACTTGTGAAGTGGCAATACGGCGTGCGTCGTCGTCAGGTATGCCTTGTTCTTCAGCTATCTGTGTAGCCAGCGAATTGATTTGTTCTTCGCGGTCAAGATTTACTGATGCTTTACCGCCGAGGGGTGTTGGAGGAGTTACTTCCGCACCGGGGCGCACTGCACCTAAATCGGTGGTGATAGATGGTTCTCGTTCTAAGTCAACACCGGGGCGTTCTGCGCCAAGGTCATCTAAAGTAAATTCTTCCTGTTGCTTTTGCTGTCTTTGTTGGCGTTCTTCAGGAGCCAAAAATCCTTTTGACCGAGCAATCAGTTCAGACAACCCTTCGTAGCTTGTATCTTGCTGGTACGCGCCTTCACGGGGGGCAGGGGGAGCAAGCAACTCGGCAACTTTTTGCCCGCCTTTAACAACACCTATGGTTGTACCCGCAGTCACGCCAGACTGAAGAATTGTTTGACGCAAAGTCTCTTCAAGTTGTTTGTACAAGTCCGTCAAGTTTGGGTTTTTGTTTAACCCGATTTCTGGCATTGCATCAATTGCGTATTGCGTAGCAGTGGTAGCTAATTCTGAGGGCAGTTCAGTTGCAATAGATTGAGCCACGTACTTAGGCACGCTATCCACGCCGTACTTGGCAATGTGAGATTTCAACCCAGCAAGAGCTTTGGTCATACCAAAACGCTCAAAGAACACTTCGGCTGCGGCTGTTGGGATAGCTCTTGCCGCCGATGCTTTACCAGACAAACCAGCAGCACGACCTTCTCCGTAGGCATCCCCAAACTGTTGAACTGCGGCCTGCGTTAATACAGGCAAAGCAGTACCTGTTACAGCACTCAAAACCAAAAACGGTGCTTGGGAACTTAAACTTGTCATTGCCCCTTGGAATGACTTTTCAAATATGCTTTCGCCTTGGGGGATAGCACCTTCACGGGCTTCTTCGATACGACGTGCGTTGTTTAAGTTGTTGCTAAATTGTTTATCACCAGTCAAATCTGCATAGGCTTGCAACAAACCCATGCCCGACTTAGTAAATTGAGAACGTGTCCCCGCGCCAACGCGATCCATAAAATCAGCATCGGCAAGTTCTTTGGCGCGTTTTTGCGCTGCAATATCAGCTTGTTCACCCACCACATCAGCGGTCATTTGTTGCAAATCGGGTCTTAATCTCCCGCTCAACGCTTGCGCTTTAGCAAAATCTTCTGGGCGTTCTATACCCTGCTCAGCAAACCGTTCGGTTTGGGCTTCAAGGCGAGGGTCAAACTGCCTTGCTGTTTTAAGATCAAAGGATTTATCCATCGCCGCATAACGGCCAGCGATAGCCCGAGCAGCACGGCCATATACATCTTGACGCTGTACCATTTTGTCCAATGCAGCTTGGCGCTGATCGGCTGGCAATGCGTTAAGTTGTGCCTGAACTGCGTTTACAAACTTGGGGTTTACAACAGCTTTATCTTCGGTTGGAAGTTCAGGAATTTTCCTGTCTTCCATAATGCTGCGGTATGGTTTATTTTGTTGCTCAACGACAGATGCCCAAGCATCATCACCGCCCATAACATTTGATTCAGGGGGCGGGTTTACACGTTTTTGTGGCTCAGGATACCTTTTACCCTCTACAGTCCGAACAGGGCCTTGAGGTTTTCTGGGCACGTAATTTTTAACGTCCGCAGGTTTTTCCGCCGGAAACAAATCAGAAAGACCAAACTCTTCTTGAGGCGGTGGGGTTAATGCCTCTTCCAACGAAAAATCTTTAGCCATAGTGACCCCTTATTGTGCTGCTACGGGCGTGAATTTTTGTGTCTTTGCGTTCCATTTACCGGGGCCTTTTGACGTACTATATACGACTCCATCTTTTAGGTCGGCGGCTGTAGCGTTGGCAGGTAACGGTTGTGCAGCAGGAGGTTTTGATGTTGGTTTGTCGCCGCTGAGTTTTCGCTTATTTTCAAGTTTAATTTCAATCTCTCTGTCAATTAAGCGTTTTTCAATCTTATCTTTTTCGTCTTGGCTGGTGGCATTCTGCCAATCTTCATTACGCAATGCGGCTTTCTTGCCTTTAGTATTAGCGTCTTCTGCTTCTTTGCTGCTGAGTTCTTCTTTTGACACGTCAACTTTTGATTCTTCAACATCCTTTTTAGTGTCCCCAATGTCTGACGTGACATTGCTTGAAACAGTACTTGTAGATTTGATGTCTTTCGTGCCTTTTAGCTCAAGGATTATTCGCGCCGCCATAGCATTTAAACGCGTCTTGTACTGCGCAGGTGTCTCACCTTCTTTCATTGGGTTTGTAGATTTAAGGTCTTCCGCAATATCTTCTTTGTTTTCAATGTCAAAGTTGCGTGTTGCAGCTTTGGCTGGTGCGTTGAGTTTTACCGCTTTTGCAGCAACTTCTCCCAGTGCTTTGTTTTTCGCAATATGCGCGGCATCCGCAGCCTGTTGGTCTCGGCGACCTGCTTCGGTAAGTTGACGTGCTTCGCCAACCAGACCAACTCGCATCTTGTACTGTGCGTCTTCTAAATTGTTTTTAGCACTCATGAGCGCACGTTTTTCTGCACGGTCGGCTTGAAGGGCCTTGCCGTACATGTCTCCAAATTTCCCAGCACCCGCACCTAAACCGCGAACAGCGTTACTGCCCTGAAGAATCGCTGGTATTGCTGCAATAGCAGCCAAACCTTTTTGTTGTCTTAGCTCCCCAGCCTGCTGCTTTTCTTGTTCAGCTATACGGTCGCCCTGAGCTTTGTATGGGTTTGGGCCAGCCATGTCTTGTACTTCTTGGTAATACGCTTTTGTATTTGCTCGGCGTTGGTCTTCCGTCATTGTTCTAGGCTGGTAATTCATTATGTTTTCATAAGACTGACCCAGCCTTTGATTCCACACTGCTCTCTGGTCTGCATCGCCAGTGCCGCCTTCTTCGTCATCGTTTAACTCGGCTAGGACTTCCCGCATCTTGTCTTCAGTTACTAAACTTTGATCGTTTCCTGCAAACCCCATAATGCCGCCCCGTGCGGCTTGTACCATTGGTGCTTGTGGAGTTGCTTGTATTGTTGGTGCCTGTTCGGGCATCATGTTGTACGCGCTGGCCAAGCCTCTGCTTTCTGAAGCACGGGTAGCCAACTCTGTCTTGGCGGCTTGAAGTTCTGCCGCACTGGATGGTTGTTGAATGATTTGCTGAAGCTGCTCATCGCTAAGTTTGGATACCGCCCGCGCCATTTCTGTTGGGTCATCCATTGGAGAATGAGCAATATCAGTATCTCCGCCGTCACGGAACGCAACCATGCCACCACCGGCATAAGACCCAGCCAAGCCACCCTCTGCTTTAGGAGAAGGCGATCCATACATTTGGTTAAGGCCATAAGCGCCCATACCAAGTGCGCCCACCGTCTGCAATGTAGATGGAGGAGCTTGATAAACCGATTGCGTAGACTGCTGACCCAGCGGCAAGCCACGAACCATGTCGGACATGAAGCCCAACTGTTTATACGGGTAGTTCTGTTGGTTGATGAAGTCCTGATACGCCATGTCCAGCGGACGCTGGGCTTGCTGTTGCTGCTGTTGACCGTATGCGCTTTGCAGTTGGTTGATGCCCATCTTCTGGCCATATTCGGTTTGACCGAGTTGACCCAACTGCCCTGCGGCTTGCAAGCCAGTCTGAAGACCCTGCATACTCAAACCAGCGCCGTACTGGCGTGACTGCTCACCCATTCGTTGAGCTTCTAAATTTCTTCCCATGTCAGCATTAAATTGCTGTTGGGCGTTTTGAAACGCTGCTTGTTGTCCTGTGGCTGTTATGCCTTGGAGTTGTGAATTCAAAGCTCGTTGTGCTTCAGAATCCACAATCGCGGAACGACTTCCACCAAACGCGCCTTGTTTAACAGCTTGAGCCTGACGCATGGGTTGCGCCATTTCGAAGTCGCGCAAAGCCTGACCTTTTTGGTAATCCACCACATTCTGTGTGTACGGATTCATGTAGTCTTGAGCGGCTTGGTTGTTGAACTGCCCGCCTTGGAATTGACCGCCTTGGTAATTTGTGTTTAAAGCACCAAGGCCAGCCATGCCAGCCATGCCTGAAGCTTGATTTAACAGCGCAGAAGGCTGCATACCGGCAGCACCCGCAAAAGCTTGTTCTTGCATTGGCTGGAAGCCAGCAATGCGCTGCCCACCGTATTGTTGGTACGGGTTTTTGTTAATATCAGTCAGCGCAGACGCTTTGGCCAGTGTGTCTTTGGCGTAACCACGTGCCCACTCAGGTAACTCTACAGTGGTTGTAGTTTTATCAGGGGTGCTTGGAGCGTCACCGCCGCCATATACGCGACCACCGGGTTTTAGCCGAGTTACGCACTCGCCAAGGGGTTCGCCTAAAGCGTAAAGTTGTCTGCGTGAATAGTTCATACTGGCTCCGTGCTCAATATCTTTGTGTAGACTTTGTCGGTGTGCTTGTACCCAAGGTACTCAAACAGCCGAGAATTGTCCAAATGAATTTTGGTATGCATGATGATTCTGTTGACACCATCTTGCTTGAGCACGTCCTCGGCATACTGGAACAATCTAATCCCAGTACGGCCTTGACGGAATTCTTTCCTGAGAAAATATATGTCTTCAAAGGCGGTCTTGCAGGACATATAGTGTAAATGCGGTTGCACAATAAAGATTATGTAACCAATCAAGTTCCCTTCAGCCCTGCATGTGACGCACCGCAACATACCGTTTACTGCCAAACGCCCGTAGGCCAAGTAGTCTGGCGCTAAGGGAAAGTCTTTGGTTACACACAGTTCATCGTAATGTTCTTGCAAAATGTGCTGCAACTCATCCACAAATGTGGCTGGGTCTTCATTGGCATATACGATGCTTGTGACTGCGTTCATGCTGGCAAATATTTTTCAGACCGGCTGTTTTTGGCAACCTTGCCTTTACCTACAGTTTTGCCGCGAGCCTTCTGAATCCTGTCCATCATGGCGTACAGCTTACGTGCGCCAGCCTCAGTCGAGCCGTTGCCCAACTCAGAAACGATACGTGCAGGTATCACAAACTCACCGTCGGCTAAACGTGCAGGTTGCTTTTTGCCTATCACAGCAGGGATAGAGTCAGACACGCCGTCACCGGGGCCACGAAGCAGTCGGCCACCATCTGAGTAGCCACCAAGGTTGTAGCCCGCATCAGAGATACCACCAGAAGCCATCATGCCACCGTCAGCAGCCCGTGGGACATACCGTTGGTTGTAATATTTCTGCTCCCGACCATATGGGTCGGACACGGGTGTTGGGTTTGTTGCATTGGCCTCGTACGTGTACTGCTGGCCGGGGTCAGAATCAACGGGTTTTTTCTCCCTTGCTTTCTCCTCTGGTGTAAACGCTGTTACAGCCATACCCGCCGCCTGCAATGGGTTTTCCTTAGCGTAATTTACAAGGCTGTCAAAAGTTGCCCCCTTCTTCAGTGCTTCAAACCGCTGGGCGGTAGTCATGTTTTCTGGAGTAAGAGCGGGAGGGTTGGCGGTAGCAGTTGCTGCGGGTGAGGGTACTGACCGCGCCAAGTTGTAGTTACCCTCCATAGGTGCTTTTTGGTTTGTTATATCGTAATTGGCCATCCTTGGCGCTGAAGTATCCAAAGGCGCTTTCATACCCGGCCCCGTGCCTGTTGAGATGTAATCAAACTTTAGAGCAGGAGCGGCTTCAACTACAGGGGTTTCAGCTATAGGGACAGAAGCGGGAGGAAAATCGGGGCCGCGTAATGAAGTAGCTGGGCTAACTACGGGTGCTGGGGCAGGGGCAGGGGATAACTGTGTAGAGGCGACCTCAACTCGAGGTACAGCCTGCGTTACTTGAGGTATAGGCTGCGTTACATTCCCAACAGCATCTACTGTTACTGGGCTTGGGTTTATAGGCGCGGTTTCAAACAAATCCGGTCTTGGAAATTTACTTGCATCCACAATAGGGGCTGGGGGTGTTGCTACTGCCGCCGCTTCTGGGGCTGCCGTCGCCGCCGCTTCTGGAGCAACCGATGATGCGCCAGCTTGCATCAAAGAACCACTTAAACCAGCGCCACCATAAGCGCCCAAGCCAGCCATCAAGCCTTTCTTCAAGCTGCCTGTCGCAGCAGTGTATCCACCACCCACCATCAAAGCTGCCATAGGAGCGCCAACACCCGTTGCTGCCAAACCCGCGCCAATCACCATTGGGAGCATACGCTTCAAGAACCCAGCCTCGGGTAAACCCGTATGTGGATTGATGGTCAGATGACCACCGGCAGCCATAGCCAAGTCGTTTAAACTCTTGACCTCGCTTTTTGACATGTGGACGAGGGTTGTATCTGGACCGCGACCATGCGCAGACAAGTGTTGTGCAGCGTGCTTTAGGCTCATAGTTGCCTCGTGTAAACAGGGGTGACTGATCGTATCATGTTGAGAGTGCTGAGACAAATGTAATTGACCCAATAGCGGATGGCACTGCTGGGTACGGCATAGGGGTTGTTTGGGCTGCGCGGTAGTCGATGTAGATGCCTGTTGCACCGCCAGATGTGGCAGCTTGGTTTGTACCCCACCACAACCCAACAGAGTCCCCAGCATTCAATTCAAAAGTAACCTCTGAGTACCCGCAAACAAAATTTGGAAGCAGCGCACTCTTTCGAGCTTGGAGGGTAAAAACAGTTGTTGAGTTTGGTACATCCGCAGCAGATGTAGAGCCGTTTACACGCAACCAAACAACAGCATCATGGATTGCATTGTCATTGTTGGCAAACTGAAGGCTGTATGTAATCTTGTAAATGCCAGAATACTCTGCTGTTGCCGTGTTGCCAACATTTAACGTAAACCCGCTGCCCTCGTCCAGTGTGTCCCATTGAATAATGGTTGGAGTATCTGCCGCCGTTGCGTATTGAATTCCCCCATCTGATGCTGCAATAAATGGGAACTGAAGAAACCGCCCGCCGTTATCACTGAGCAAAGCCCCAGTCAAGTTATCAAGCTGGTTGAAATACAGACGCAGGATGTTTGAGTATTGTTCAATAAACTCGGCGTTGTACTCGTTCGGAGCCGCTGGCAGTCGTGGCTGGACGACTGGGCGATATCGGTTGATGATGGTTGTTGCCATCAGCGTCTGCCGTCTGGTCTGATGTCAATCCGAGGCACACCCAACTGCCATTGGACACCAAGTTCGCTTGAACTTACCTTGAACGCCATCTGACGACCACGAATCCGTACATACACCTGTTGGGTGAACTCTTGGATGGCGTAGGTTCTTTGGTTCTGGTAGTTCTGTGTACTGACCACTTCAGGGTTGTTTGAGTTCCCGTAAGGCGCACCTGAGTTGGCGCGGGGCAGTACCGTAAACATGGCGGTCGGCTGGTTCACATTCGATCCGTCAAACGTCAAGTCAGGGATCAATCTCCAGACAAACCCAAAGTTGTGTCCATCCCCGATGTCAAAGTCAGAGGAAGTCACCTGCGCCACAATTGGCACGGACGGGTTCACTGTGCCGTCATCTACTCCGCTCTCATGGTACAGAAGCTGTGCGTTTGAGTTGCCGCCTGCCACGCCGTATGTGGTTGCCATTGGGAATGAACGAAGAGAACTGTCCAGCCATGCTGTGCGGCCTTGGTTTGCGTTCTGGTAGTTGTCCCAGTCGCCGTAGTACCAAGTGTTTTCCAAGTGGTTGTAGATCACATAGCGGTCGATCACAGATGAGTTGGCAGAACAATACTGCCACCATACTTCACTGTAGCCCTCGTTTGTGCCAGCGCAAAACTGAAACGACTGCTCAAGGTTGATGTCGTTAAACACATACTCCCGCAAGGTGGACGGCAAGGTCTGCACCCGACCAGAGTACATATAGAACTTGTCCGTACCCATCCAGTAGGTAATGTTGTTAGCGGTCGCTATCGCATTTGGCCCAGCAATAGATATGTTGTCGCCCATGATCTGGAAGCTCCAGACATACGGTGGGCCAAGGTACTGCATGGAATAAATCGCTGAATCCGTCAACACCAAAATCTCTTGACGGGTCTGCATGGCAGTCACAATTTGTGAGCCATGACTCAATCGGTAGCTACCCGCTTGGTTTGTTACAGCCGGAATCCATGTAGCAAAACTCTCTTGGTCAGACCAGCGTATCAGTAAGGGGTCTTGAATGGCGCTGCCGTAATCGTTTACACCAAACGCAAGAACAAACCTTGAGGCATCCGACACCATGACAAAGTTGGCAACCGTTGGGCAGGCTGAGTCAGTGGTTATATTTCCAGACTTTGTGGCAATCGTAACGCTTGGGCCAAGGTATTGGCCTCGGTTAAATGTGCTGGCTGACGATGAATTTGCCCAGTAGTACAGCGCACCGCCACGGGGGTTGAAAATCAAGTCCTCGCCAAAGTTTGACTGGCTCCACAAGCGAAGTTGAATGCCGATACCCGTAGCCGCAGGAGAACCCCAACCCGTGAATGTGGTGGACTGTGTCACTACTGCGTTGTCGGCATGGGAGGCGGCTGCGCCTGAGCCTGTGCCACTTAATCCACGGGTACAAAATAAAAATTGAGTTGAATTTCTACTTGTATAAGAGATGTTCTCTGAGTCAATCAGAATGTTTCCGGCTGCTGAAAACGGAGTTGCGTCATCCACTGTGATTGTGGTGACAGAGTTGTTTATTGCCCCATCAAGTTGGTTTGTTGCTGTACCAAAAACAATACCACCCCAAGTGCCTGCACCCCAGCCCACATTCAGAGAGTAAATATCTACACCCGTTGTAATCTGGTATGCAGCAACTACCGATGACCCGCCGTTGCCCGAATCCCCTGCGGTTGCATTGACAGAAGCCGTGATGGTGTACTGGTTGGAGCTAACGTAGGCCGTAATCTGAAACTCTGCGTTCAGGATGGTGGCAGTGATGTTGCCGCCCAAAGAAGCTGCGCCACTGTATGTAACGAAGTCACCTGCCTGCGCACCGTGGGCAACATCCGTGACTGTAATGATTGGTGACCCAGTGGTTGCGGCAAAGGTGGCCTCACCTGCGCCAGTGGTAAAGCGCAGTGGGGTAACGTCATACACAAAACCATTTGGCCCGTTTTGAATGTAGTACTTGAGGTTTGTACCTATTGCCAACAAGTTGTAGCCCGCCAAATTAAGCCAGTTCCACAACCCCCGAGCAACACCCCAAAGCGTACCGGTTGTGGGTTTTAGCGTAGATGTAGTTGTTCCAGTGTCGGCTGCCCATCCGCCAATCTTCTCCGGCTGGCCTGAGCGAAACCGAATCTTGTTGGAGGCGTAGTAACCGCCCTCGTTGGAGTAGGAGGTGTTCTCCCTGTTTACACCGGGGCGGAATTGTAATTTTTGAAGTGGCACTTCTTAACCCACGTTACGTTCAAAATGAGGGCAGTCCACAAGAGTGGAAAAATTTCCGCCCCAACGGTTTTTGACATTCAAAGACTCCCAGTACGCACCCAAGGGGGCAATCGTTGCCTTGTCCCAGATTATCTTCCCATCCTTGAAAAAGTTCAAGTCGATGGCGCACCGCTTTAAATGGATGCTTTTCATGGTTCTGGAGCGCCCTGTTTTGACGTAAATGGCTTGCTGTTCTGGCGTACGGGCAAGCTCGCCACCGGTAACTTTAAACCCTTGCTCTGTGGCGTATTGAATCAGTTTGCAGGCATCCAGCAAGAATGCCGCTTGTTCGTTGGATAGGCTCATTTCTTCCTCATGTCAGCAAGTTTTTCAATTGTTCTGCCACCAAAGTAAGCACCCATAATCAGCATACCCCAGTTTCCAAGCAGGGTGACGTAACTTTCATTTGCGTTGTAGCCGTAGGCAGACATCATGGCAAACAGGAAATACCCTAGAAAAATGGCAATTAAGCTCATGGGGCGGATGTTCTTAGACAGCCATGAATCACTGGACATGTCTGCTTGCCAGCGGTCAGTTACGTTGTCTGCGTCACTTTGGGCGGCTTTTGCAAATAACTCCATCTCAGCCAATTCCATCTTGGCTTTTTCTATGCCAAGCTCTAACAGGCGTTCTTCATGGTCGTATTGAAGTTCTCGCAGCTTTGCAACATCTTCTGACGTGGGGTTGTCAGGAATCTTTACGCCAAGCGTTTTTTCTACAACATCTTTGCCTTTGGCTTGGATGGCAGACGACAGTAACCCCAGCCCGTTTTGGGCTAGGCTACCGAGGAGGGACGCTACTATTGGAATCATCTCTTGCCTTTCGTTCAAGCTCTCGCCTGAGTTTTTCTACCTTCTCTACTTGCATCCTGACTTCTTGCTTGGCCTCCAGAATATCCAGATACAACAAACCAAGCAACGGCAACAAGAACCCAACCAAAACCGAAGCAGCGACCCATCCCATCACGTCTTCCCCCAACGATTTACGAGGAGGAGGAACGACCAGAGGTAGAGGAGGAATATAGTAGTCGCTATCAGGTACGCTGACTTTGCCTGAAGGTTTCTTTTTGCCTCCTGCCGTTGCCATTGCTTGTACCTCTGCTGCGCTTCCTGTTTCAACCTTGCCTGTTCTTGCTCCTGACCAATCGTTTCCCGCATCTCAAATACCCTGCTGTACAACGCACCCAACTCAGGCGGGGATTGATACACCATTGTTTCTCTAACAGTCACTATCAGTTCTGCCATCTGCTGTTGCGCCAACACTCGTTGCAACGCAGCTTCCATCAGGTTGGCATCAGGGTCATAGACGTTCTTGGACTTTTCTTCTGCCTCCCGGATGTGTGTTGCTAACTGTTCTTCAAGCCTAAATAGCTTTGTAAGCTGACTGACGATGTCTGCCATGACTTGGGTTTCGTCAACGGCAATGTAGGTTTCTTTCTTTTTCGCCACAGGCTGGGGCGTGGCTGGCTCGGGGTTTGTCCCAAACAACTTTTGCCAAAAACTGCGAACCTGCTTTGCATCAGAAACAATCTCATTGACAGTCTTCTTGACTTCCATGAAAGACGTTTTGGCGTCTTTGTACAGCTTGCATCCCTGCTTAATAGCGGCGACACAGGCATTGGCAGCAAAGAGGATACTGATCGGGTCAATTTTCTACTCCGTCAGGCCGTGCGTTGCCACATATACACGACGATATATGGTTGAAGATTTGCATTTGCGCCACTTGAACCCGCAGACACGACTGTTGTTGTAATATTTGCTGTGCTGGAGTTTGTTGTGCTACCGGATTGAGATGGTATTCCAATACCGGGATTTCCTCCTCCAGCACTGTACTGAAAAGTTGATCCAGTAACATGACCAGCATAAGGATGCGTGTGTCCAGAATCCGTAGAAGTAGCTGTGTGAGTGTGGCTAACAGTAATTGCATTTGAACTACCG